CGCAAAACACATACTGGCGCAGATTTAATTAAGTTTGCAGAATCACATTGTAAAGAAAACGGTGTTTCTTTAATGACGCTTAACATGAAGGTAGAATTCCCATTTGATCAGCTAATGACTACAATGGGGTTTGATCTTCTTGAGCGTGTTTATCACAAATGTTTTTTAGGAAAATAGAATGGCAACAGTAGTCGTAGCAGGGTTAAGTGCCGCAATAGGATCAGCGGCCGCAGGATTAACTATCTTTGGTCTTGCGGCAACTAGTCTTGCAGGATTTGCCGCGGCATTTGCTTTAGGGGCAGGTCTATCTCTTGTATCTCGCGCATTAATGCCTAAGCCTGATCTAGGGACTCAGATGGGTGGTCAGTCTGTAATGACCAGAGAGGCGGCATCTTCTCGCAAGATTATTTATGGTCGTGCGCGTATTGGTGGCAATGTTGTCTACTTAGAAAGCACTGGCGATGACAACAAGTACCTTTGGTTAGTCACTGCGATTGCAGGGCATGAAATAGATGCCTATGAAGAGGTTTGGTTTAACGATAAAAAGATTTGGGATGGCGGCTCATATGTTGGTAACTGGGGTTCATATGTTAATATTGGTTTCTATAAAGGAGATCAAACGTCTGCTGATAATGCATCACAGCGAGGCACGGCAAGTTTAGTTTCTAATTCAACAAAATGGACTGACAATCACAAGCTACTAGGCACAGCTTACATGGTAGTCAAGCTAACCTATGACCAAGAGCAATTTGCTCAAGGCTTGCCAAACATATCTACTGTCATACGTGGTAAAAAAGTATATGACGCACAAAAAGACAGTACAAGCGCATATTATGAGTCCAGTTTAGGAGTTAGTACTCAAAGAGAAGGCGATGCTTCAACATGGCAGTGGAGCCAAAATCCTGCGCTTTGCGTTAGAGATTATTTAACAGATACTAAATACGGATTAGGGGAGTCTGCTAGTAATATACTTGCATCATCAATAGATACTGCAACAGATGTTTGTAATGAAGCTGTCGATCTAGCGGCAGGTGGAACTCAGCCGCGGTACACGATGGATGGAGTGGTTGATACTGCTAACTCTATTAAAGCAAACATAGAAAACATGGTAGGCTCTATGATTGGCCGCTTGGTTTATTCTGGTGGTAAGTTTGAGATTCATGCAGGTGAGTACGTTGCTCCTACAGTAACGATTGATGAGTCAATGATGATCGGTGAGATCAGCGTTCAGACTAAACAGTCAAGACGTAGTGCATATAATGGTGTAAAGGGCGTATTTTTAAGCGAAGAAGATAATTATATTCTGGCTGATTACCCTGCTCAAATATCCTCCACATACGCGACTCAAGATGGCGATCCAATATATTTAGATATGCCTCTGCCATACACTATAAATAATGTACGCGCTCAGAGGATCGCACAACTCGCTCTAAGGCGATCTAGGCAACAGGAAGCTATTACTATTCCCTGTAACTTAAACGCGCTTAAATTTAAAATAGGGGACAATATAAGCGTTACAAACACACGCCTTGGATATTCCGCTAAGGTGTTTGAGGTTGTTGGCTATTCGATGGGCTTTAGTTCCGATCAAATGGTTGTCAACGTCGATGCTATTGAAACTGCTTCTTCTATTTGGTCTTGGGATGAAGATGAAGAGGTATTCTTAGGTGCAGGTGAGGTTGATATTTATGACGGAACAAGCACTACTGCTCCTGCAAGTATTACTGTAACAGCGGATACCTTTATATCATCTGACGGAACATCTAGTGCTTCTTTTGACGTTAGTTGGCCTACATCTGTTGATGCGTTTGTGGATCATTACGTTGTTGAATGGAAAGAAGGAACGCAAGCAGGAAGTTTTATTGCAGGAAAAGAATACAAAATTTTGGTTGTTGGAGACACAAACTTTGCGTCAATAGGCGCATTAGCTAATACAGTTGGTGTTACTTTTACCGCCACAGCAGTTGGGTCTGGCTCTGGAATAGCAGTGCAGACAGGCATTTATTATTCACAACAAAGTAAAGTTTCCCCCTTACAAATTGTTGGTTTAGACCCTAGCAAGACTTATGATGTAAGACTGAAAGCAGTTAATGGGTTGGCTGTATCTAGTAGCTACGTAAGCGCACAAGCAGTTCCTGCCGCTGATACGACTGCTCCTAATGCGCCAACGTCTGTTAATGCTAAAGGTGAGTTTGAACAAATTACTGTTTCTTGGGTTAATCCGACCGCAAAAGATTTTAAAATCGTGTTTATTTATGGCTCGGATTCTGGAACAAGTGGTTTTGCAAAAATAGGAGAAAGCGCAGGGACTACATTCACAGAGCCTGAACTTGGAACTGGCGTTACAAGACATTATAAATTAAAGGCATTTGATCACACTGGAAATGACTCTGGTTATAGTAGCGTTGATAGTGCTACTACTACTCAAGTTCCCTCTGGCGGCATTGCTAATGATGCTGTTGATACAGACCAGATTGCTGATGATGCTGTTGATACAGACCAGATTGCAGATGAAGCTGTTGAAATCAATCAAATTGCCGCTAGCTTGCAATCAACAAATTATGTTTCTGGTTCAGCAGGTTGGAAAATACAAAAGAGCGGTGTAGTTGAATTTGAAGAAGCCACTATCCGTGGTGAAATTACTGCCAGTACTGGAGTCGTAGGCGGCTTTACGGTTGGGTCTACGTCATTGATTGCAGGGGCTGACGCAACAAGAGTCTCTCTTAGTACTACTGATGGTATTCATTTAGGTCATAACACTTTTGCTTCTGCACCTTTTAGAGTAAATAGAGCAGGGGCATTAACTGCAACAAGCGCAACGATTACAGGCACACTGACCCTAACCAATGTCGATGGGACTACTGTTGAATATAGTGGCGGCAATCTTCAAGTTGGAACCGTCCAAACAGCCAATATTGCTAACGATGCAATCACTAATGCTCAAATTGCCGTTGATGCTATTCAGGGTGACGTTATAGCCGCAGGAGCTATTGTTACAACGATGTTGGGCGTTGATGCTGTAACTACAGTTAATATTGCAAATGACTCAATTACTACGGCTTTAATTGCAGATAATGCTGTAACCAGTGCGGTTATTGCCGCAGGTGCGATTACTTCTACAGAACTGGGCGTTGATGCAGTTACTAGTGCCAAGATAGCCGACAATGCGGTTACAGCCGCTCAAATAGGAGCAGACGCAGTTACCACAGCCAAAATAGCTGACGATGCAGTGACTAATGCGTTGATTGCTACTGATGCGGTGAATAATGATTCTATTGCGGCTAACTCTGTAACTGCCTCATCTATTGTTGCAGGAACCATTACTGCTAGTGAATTGGCCGCTAATTCCGTTACTGCTTCTCAAATAGCCGCAGGTTCGGTTACAGCAAGTGAGATTGCCGCGAATACTATTACAGCAAGTCAAATAGCCGCAGACGCTATAACTGCTAATGAGATTGCCGCAGACGCAGTAACAGCAGATGCAATAGCCGCAAACACCATTACAGCCGCAGAAATAGCCGCAAATACTGTTACCGCTTCTCAAATAGCCGCTGATGCAATTACCGCAGATGAAATAGCCGCCAATGCCGTAACCGCAAGTGCTATTGCCGCGAACACAATTACTGCTTCAGAGATTGCCGCTAATGCTATAGGTGCAAATGAGATATCCGCTAATGCGATTACAGCTAACGAAATTGCGGCCAATGCTGTAACTGCAAATGAAATTGCGGCTGATGCTGTGACTGCTAATGCTATTTCCGCCAATGCTGTGACGGCTGATGCTATTGCGGCTAACTCTGTAACTGCAAGCGAGATTGCGGCCAACACAATTACAGCTTCTGAGATTGCGGCCAACGCTGTTACTGCTAATGCAATTAATGTTGCTAACCTTGCGGCTATTAATGCTGACATGGGAACAATTACAGCAGGTTCAATATCTGTAGGGTTGTTGACAGGTGATGTAACTGAAGTTTATCCAATAGGCATTGAAGTTAATAATTCAATGGGTACTGGAGGAACAACTACCTATCAAGATATTTGGATACCTGCCCCATCGTTAGGTATATCTAAAAGGCAAAGAATATCAGCAGACTTTACTTTTAGTATTCAAAATTCTTCATCAACTAATTATTCAGCATATTTCCAATACGGTCTGCAATATAAAGGTAAAACAAATATTGGAACATCTGTAGGCACAGTTACTCATGTAAGTTTCCCTGCTTCTTACCGTCAATATGTATCCTTAGCAGGAAATGTTTTAGACAAATTAGATAATGTTGGTGGTGTTGCTAAAACAAATAATGGCGCAGGTACTTATGGCGTTGCTTCAATAGTTGGCGTTTCATATGACGCTGATGACGATAAAACCTACGTTTTAATGGCCAACATTGCTACAACTTTTGCAACTGGGGACACACTGTTTTTTAGTGTAAATAGATTTGAATCAGCAGGAACTTTTGTTGCAAATTATACAAGCCTTCAGACAAAAATGATTTTTGCTAATACAACTGAGCGTTTTAGCTTGCCTCTACAGCAGTATTTTGGCTCAAGCACAACAGCCACAAATGTCAGGCCATATATTATTGCCTCTACGAATATGAACAATCTTACTGGTACATTCAGTACGGTTAAAGGAACTATGGAGAATATAGCGTGATACGTTTAGGGTATATAAAAAACGGTGAAGATATTGTGCATGAGACGGTAGACAGTGTTCCAGAAAGCAATGAAGCCATGGACGCTTTAAGAGAGTTAAAAAGAAATGACTCAATAGATTACTTTTACAAGGAGCGTCAGACAACAGAAACAGAGTGGGAAAAATATGCTTTTGTTGACCCCTTATAGATCGATCCCACAAGTAGTATAATATTGCGTAAAGACGCAGAGGTTTAAAATGACATATCAACTAGTACAAGGCGATCAAGCCCCCCAAATAAAAGCTACGTTAAAAAGACAAGACGATGATTCTGTCATTGATTTTAGTGGCGGTTCTTGCGCTTTAAAGTTTAGAGCAAAAGGAACAACGACTACTTTGTTTACGTTAGCCGCGGCAGATGTGGGCGATAACTTTCAAGAAGGCACTGCAATCTTTTCATTCTCAGGTACTCAGTTAGATATTGACGAAGGGTATTATGAGGGCGAGATTGAAGTCACCTATTCAAGCGGAACAAAAGAAACTGTATTTCAAGTTTTAGACTTTTACGTTAGGGAAGATTTTGCATGATCAATCGGGTTGTTGCTTTTAAAAAGGCTATATCTGCTATTGCTTTTAAAAAAGCAGAGGCAACTGTTTCTTTTAAAAAGGCGATTGCAACAATTAGGTTAGGCAACTTTTTAATATTTAGGTTTTTCTTTGATGTTTTGGGGTTGTCTGACGCTGAGGTCAAAAGTGTAGGTAAGTCATTAGCAGACTCGCAAGCTGTATCTGATGCAAGCATATCTAATGTTGGAAAAAGTAACTCCGATACATCATCTGCCGAAGACTCTTTGTCTTTTGGTTTTGGATTTACGAACTCAGATTCTGGTAGCGTTACTGACAACATAGATACTTTTACAATAGGCAAGTTAATTCAAGATAACTCTAGTGTTGACGAAAGTATATTCCTTGAAACTGGTTTTAATCGTGAATACGATGATTCCTTTTTTGCCGCTGAGTCTCTGACATTAAGTGCAGGTAAAGTATTTGCACACTCTTTTGGGACGACTGACAGCGAGTCTTTTCAGCTTACGAAGGCTTTATCTGACGAATCAGGCGTAGCAGAAAATGCCGTAATGTCGCCAAACAAAGTATTACAAAATTCTTCATTAGTTAGTGAAGATCAAAACATGGGCTTTGCCAAGTTTATCAGTGAACAAACAGGAGTAACTGACGACCTTGATGGCGAAGCCACTGCCGATGATGATCAGGAAATGACGTTTACTAAAGTTCGATCTGACTTAGCGACATTGGTTGACTCATTTGCTCATTCCACTGGTAGGGGTTTAAGTGATACAATCGGAACAAACGATTCAGGTTCTTTACGCAGTCAAGGCTATTGTGCTTTTGACTATTTTTTGGAAGATTACGTTGGCGCAAGCCAAACTTTTTAGAGGTGATTTATGATTAACGATGATTTAAAACTTCGCGGTGATGTTGCGATAGTTCTGAAAGACAAGGACGGCAATGTTAAAGACAGCCGTGAAATTCACAATTTAGTAGTAAGTGCAGGTTTAACTTTTATTTGTTCTCGCATGGCAGGAACTTCTGCGGGCGTTATGTCTCATATGGCTTTAGGTTCAGGCACAACTGCGGCATCTGCAAGCCAGACTGATCTAGTGTCGATTCTAGGCTCTAGAGAAGCCTTAGACAGCACTTCTGCTTCTAGTAATACGATTACATACGTTTCTTCTTTTGAGGCAGGAGAAGGCACTGGAGCGGTTACAGAGGCAGGTATCTTTAATGCTTCATCTAGCGGCACTATGCTTTGTCGTACAGTTTTTGCAGTTGTAAACAAGCAAGCTGATGACACTATGTCAGTAACTTGGACTATCACTTTAACTGCATCTTAATTAGAAGGGGCTTCTCATGGCTACTATTACAACACGAAGCGGAAAGGGTTCGCCCCTAACTAATAACGAAGTAGATGCGAACTTTACAAATCTAAACACAGACAAAGCTGAACTATCTGGTGCTACGTTTACAGGAGCAATAACAGCCAACGCAGGTGTAGTGGTAGATAACATTACAATAGATGGCAATGAGATTGATGTAGGTTCTGGAGACCTAACACTAGACGTTGCCGGAGACATCATCCTTGATACAGGCGGAGACGATATTAAGTTTAAGGTTGGCGGCACTGATTTCGGTAGCATAACTTACTCTAACAGCAACTTGTGTTTAACTTCAGCAGTCTCTAATGGCGATATACTTTTTAAAGGCAACGATGGCGGCTCAACCATCACAGCCCTGTCCCTTGATATGTCAGCAGGTGGCACAGCGTATTTTGCTGATGATGTTAGGCTTACTGATAACCATGCCATAAGACTTGGCACTGATGGCGACATTGTTTTTTATCACGATAATTCTAATGGTTATCTTGAGAATGGCACTGGCAACCTAACCCTAGACGTTGCAGGAGACATTGTATTAAACGCGGATGGTGGAGATTGGCTATTTAACGATGGCTCGGTAACACTAGGTAGCATCCAAAACGATGGTAACAATAATCTTATCGTTATGTCTAATACCAACGACAAAGATATTAAGTTTTTAGGAATAGATAACAGCAGTACAATCACAGCCCTTACCCTTGATATGAGTGCGGCAGGTGCGGCTACGTTTAATTCTACTATAGCGGCAACAAGGGCCGATTTAAGAAATACTTCAAGTGGCGCAGAGACAACTGCTCTTAGTTTAAGAAACTATGCGGCAGGGGCAAATACAGCGACAGCGTTAAATTTTTACCCAACTCAAAGTACAGCTAGATTTGCATCAATAGTTGCCGAAAACCTTGATGGCAATAACAACATTGCATTAAGTTTTCTTACTTCAGCAGGTGACACTCCAACAGCCGCTCTTACATTAGATCAAAACCGTAACGCCACTTTCTCAGGTAGCGTGAGTGCCACAGGGGATATCCAAGCAAAAGCAGGTAATGAGCTACGAGTTTATCGCACTGATAACGCCACTTATGGCTCTATTGAATACCTAACAGGTGCAGGGGGATTAAAGTTAAGAGATGTCAATGGCGATGGTATGACCTTTGCGGGAGCTACTTCTAACTATTTGACCATAGCCTCTAATGGCAACGTCAACATCCCTAACGGCTCCCTAATGGTGGGAAGTACCACTGCGCCTAGTTATAGATTAGACACTGAATCAGCATCGGGCACTGACACTGTTGCAAGTTTCCGCAACCCAAGTACTAGTTGGGGGGAGTATGCTTTAGCAAGATTCCAGACCGATGCAAAAGATACCAGATTTGTTGAACTTGGATATTATAGAGGCACATCGGAAAGTAACAGAGCCTTTATTATCAATGGGCAAAGCAGTAATCGCCTACTCACGATTGACGAATCATCAGGCAACGCCACATTCTCAGGTAGCGTGACAGCCGATGAGCTTACTGTATCTAAAACAGCATCAGGCTCTACAACACGAATTGCTAGTTTCGTAAACCCTGTAGGGCATGCAAATACAGGCGTTCGCGTTTGGATGTCAGGAACAGACACCACTAACCGTGGAACATTCATTGATGCGGTAGCTGAAAGCACATCAAATAATCACACTTTACGATTTGGTACATCTGCAAGTAGTGCGTTACCAGTAGAGCGCATGAGAATTGGTGATACAGGAGACATCAGCTTCTATGATGGTTCTGCAAATCAAGGCTTCTTCTGGGATAGTTCAGCATCTAGCTTGGGAATTGGTGTTACAAATGTAGGCACTAAACTTGATATTACTACAGAAGCAAATAAAGCAGGGCTAAGAATTACAGCACCTAACACGACTAATCAAAGTTTTGGCGCAACAATAGCGGCAGGAACAAGTGCATCTGACTATGCTTTAAACGTCAATAATGCGGCAGGAAGTTCTACGTTATTTAAAGTTAAAGGTGACGGCTCATCAGTCTTCTCAGGTAGCGTGACTGCCGATGACTTCTACACCGCCGCTAGTGGCGAGGTAAGAGCCTATCGACCCTCTGGTGGCTCATTTTACGCATCCCTTTATATGGATAGCGGTGAAACTGCACACCTATATAACTCTTGGGGCGGCAAGAAACTGTCATTTACTAGAGATGGCAACCTGTTGGTGGGTCTGTCTAGCACATCTGGAATTGCTACAGGCTCAACCGCAGATAATGGAGTTTATGTAGACGGTACTGAGGGTGCTGTCGTTGCTCAATCAAGCGCAAATAAAAACTTGTATCTTTCTAAAGCAAGCGGATATAGCGACCCTGATTTTATTAGTTTTCAGGTTAACGGCACATCCGTAGGTAAGATTGGTACTACTGGTGGTAAGTTGCATATAGACGGACCTGCTAATAACTCTGGACTACGGTTTCATGAAAGTAGTCTTATACCTAGAAAAAACGGTGATGTTACAAATGGGCAAGTTGATCTTGGTTATAACGATGGCTCAACTATTTTAGGGTTCAGAAACTTAACTTTATCAGGCGGTGTCTACTTAGGCGGCACAGGTTCTGCTAACAAGTTGGATGACTATGAGGAGGGTACTTTTACTCCTACTGTCTTCGGTAGCACAACAGTAGGAACAGCAACATATTCTTACCAAAAAGGTGTTTATATTAAAGTAGGTGATTTAGTTCATGTGCAAATTTACTTGAACTGGTCAGGTGGTACAGGCGCAGGGAATTTACAATTTAGCGGGTTGCCTTTTACTCTTTTTGCTAGCAGTGGTTATTACGGTAGTGCTTCAATTGCAGAGGCTTCTGGTATTGCTGGCACTGCTGGGCATCAACTAGGCGGACTTGGAGTACCAAATGCAAATACAATTAATTGGTTAGAATTTGATTTTAATTCAGCGCCTACTGGTCTTGCTTACGATGCGGCTGGCTATATTGTATGCAGTATGAGTTATCGAGCAGTGTAATTATCTCAAGTGGACTCTTGAGACGGACTAAAGGAGAAAGACAATGGCATTAGAAAAAGTAATATCAGAAGATAAAATAGAAATCGTAGGTGAGTTCAAAGCAGTACAAGTACGAACCTGCACCAAGGTATTAGAGGATGGCGTAGAACTATCTTCTGGCTACCACAGACACGTAGTAACCGCAGGTGATGACTACAGTAACGAATCTACAGAGGTGCAAGCTATTTGTGCCGCTGTTCATACAGACGCGGTTATTGCCGCATATCAAGCATCTTTAACAGAGGTATAGAAAAATGGCAGTAACTTGGACAGTAGTACAACTAGAAAGAAACGCAAGTGACGATGGTGTAATCGTTGCACATTGGCGTGTATCAGACTCAGAAGAAGTAGGCACTGGCGATGACGCAGTAACTCATTATGGTAGTTCTTATGGAACCTCTGGATTTACCCCAGACCCAGATGCAGATGGCTTTGTAGCTTTTGCAGACATTGAAGAAGCAACCGCTATCCAGTGGTGTAAAGACTCTATGGGCGAAGAAGCTGTAACTTCAATAGAAGAATCTATTGCCTCACAGATTGCAGAGTCAAAGGCTCCTTCTGTTGTAGCCGAGGTTCCTTGGTAATGGGTTACTTGATTGAATTATATGTACTTGCAACCTCGTTGGTAACTATTGCCTCTGTCATTTGTAATTACACTAATACACCAAAGGACGATGCGTTGGTTGCTAAGGCTTACAAAATACTTGAGCAGTTTGCGTTTCTAGGAAATAAGGCTAAACAATGAGTGAAAATACTGTATCCATCCCAACGACAATATTGCCTTTTATAATCTCTGGTCTAGGTATTGCGATTGCCTATGGCTCTAGCATGGCTGAAGCAGAGGCTACGAAATCGGAAGTTGAAAGAGTTGAAAAAGCTGTGGTTGAGGTTATAAAAGAATCTAACGCCAATGGTAAGGCTGTAGCTTTAAATTCTCAGGCTATTCAACAGATAGCAAAAGGATTAGCTGATCAACAAGAGGTAGCTAAAGCAAGCGATGAGAAGTTGGCACAACTTATAACTATCATGTTAGAACAGAAAAAGTAATGCGTATGGTCTTTGCTTTAATCTTCTTTATCAATGGTGAGGTTGATGAGAGCAAGACCAGATATTACGTGAACAAACACGCCTGTGTTTATATGTGTCAGGAGTTAGCTAGACCCTCACGAAAGTATGAAACTGTTGACTGTATTTGTAAGGTAACTTGGGTAGACAATTCGACACGAGTTATAAAGTGAAAGTTCTTGTTTTTGTTCTGATGATTCAGACGATTAACAATAACTACGTTGAGTCTGCTGAAGAGTATGCTTTCTTCCGTGACCTAAACCGATGCATCTATTTTAGCGAGTTGATAGCAAAGCAAATAAGGTTCAACGAATACCTGCCTGTGACCGCGTATTGTGTTACGAAATGGATAGACCCAGAAGAGACGGTAATTTTTGAATGAGTAACTTTGACTGGAAAGACAAGGAAGAATGGAAGGCTTTAATCTTTACTATTTTATTTTTTAGTATTGGCTTTAGTTCACTTCTATGGATAGATTAAGTAGAATGTAATTCCACTAACTAAAAGGAGATTAACATGGGCGAGAAAAAAACAACTCCCATTACGATCAACGATACAGAATACACCCTAGAAGACATGACACCTGAACAACAAGCGATGGTAAATCATGTTGCTGATCTTGACCGCAAAATATCAAGCACTCAATTTAACCTTGACCAACTCAGTGTAGGCCGCCAAGCATTTATGAATATGCTAACCCAACAGCTAGAAGTTGATGACGCGGTAGCCGAGGAAAACTAATGGCTACTGTCAAAGAGGCGCTATTAAAACTTGAGGCTCACGAACGAGAATGTGCTGTTAGAATGGAAGCTATTGAAGACAAGTTTAAAGCTATTGAGAAACGCCTCGATGAAGGTTCTGTTAGATTTAAAAAAGCAGAGATGATGGTGTGGGGTATGTATCCCCTCATCATCGGTTTGTTTTTGATTGAAAGATTAACCTAATGCTAGAAGCATTGATTGCACCTGTTACTGGTTTACTGGATAAATGGATACCTGATGCCACCGAAAAGCAGAAGATTGCTTATGAACTCTCAACGCTTTCTGAACGCCACGCGCAGGAACTCGCAGTCGCTCAGATTGAACTCAACAAAGCCGAAGCCCAAGGAAACTGGTTTCAATCAAGTTGGCGACCCGCAACAGGATGGGTCTGCGTCCTTGGATTCGCAGTCAACTTCCTTATCTCGCCACTGGCGGCAGGGTTTGGAATAGATATACCTCAAGCTGATACGTCTGTAATGATGCCAGTATTAATGGGTATGCTTGGACTTGGTACACTCAGGTCAGCAGAACGCATAAAAGGAGTCGGAAAATGACTACAAAGAAAAAAGAAAAGAAAGAAGAAAAGAAAGAAGAAAAGAATTATTTCAAACCTAAAGAACTGAAGTGCAAAGCAACAGGAGAAGAAGGGTTTGATCCTGACTTCCTAGCCCTGCTAAATGAGATACGTCACGAGTGTGGTTTTAGCTTTCCCCTGTCTAGTGCTTACAGATCGCCCCAACACCCCATAGAAGCGCGTAAAGAGCGTCTAGGAGCGCATACGTACGGAAAGGCGGTAGATATATTAGCTAACGGAGAAAACGCCTTAGAAATCATTAGAGTGGCACAAAAGCACGGTATAAAAAGAATAGGCGTACAGCAGAAAGGTGGTGGTAGATTTATTCATCTGGACGTTTGCACAGAGGAGGAAGGTTTTCCCCCTGCGATTTGGTCTTACTAGTACCATATAAAACATAAGCCCTGCCTAGTGCGGGGTTTTTTTTGGCTTATTTATAAACAAAAAGGTTTACTTTTAAGATTAGATAGACTAAGATGTAATCTCAATCAATAAAACAAGGTAATAAATTATGATATTTTACACGCGCAAAAATGTAATGGGATACTTGGTAGATGTTATGGGGTACAAGCGGCAAGACCTAGATATAGAGTTTTCCCCTACTCTCACAGACATGGCTATCAAGCACGATCAGGAATGGTCTTGGATTTCTTTGATTCCAACTTTAGACGAATACATCGCTGATCCTGAAGGCTGTGCTGAATGGATTTGATAGATAAAATAATATACCGCCCCTTCGGGGGCTTTGCTGTAGGAGGCAATATGAATATCAACGAGTTAAACGACTATGAGCGCGGTGAGTATGACTGCATTCTTGGCTACCCTGCCTTAGAGGGTCAATCAGAGTCTTACGAACTAGGATATGGTGAGCAATATCAGAAAGAAGAGACTGTAGGAGGTCAACATGAGTTTATCTAAAAACGTCTGGAAAACTTTATCGGAAGTAGATGTATCCGATCATATTGAGAAAAAAGGCAAGCTGTCATATCTGTCATGGGCTTGGGCTTATGGAATTATGATGAAGCATTACCCTGACCTACATTACACCTTTGAGGAAGATAAATGTACTGAAACTGGGACGGTAGAGATTAGGTGTAGTGTTTTATTAACTGAAAACGATCAATCCATGGTTAGGAATATGTGGCTACCAGTGATGGATCATAGAAACAAAGCAATATCCAACCCTGATAAGTTTGCAATTAACTCATCCAAAATGCGCTGTTTGACAAAGTGCTTTGCAATGTTTGGGTTAGGTCACTATATCTATGCAGGGGAAGATTTGCCAGAGGCGGTAGCTAAGGCAACGGTTAGTGAAGATCAAATAATTGCTATCAAGAAATTACTTGATGAAACAAAATCAGATGAGGCTAGGTTTTTAGAGTGGCTTAAAGTAGAAAATATTGATCAAGTTTTAGCCAGTAATTACGACAGAGTGATTGCCGCGATAGAGGCTAAGAAGTGATTATCCTAGACCATGAACAAGGGACTGAGGAGTGGCTGTCCGCACGATTGGGTAGGCCATCTGCTAGTGGCTTTTCTAAGCTGATTACTGCAACTGGTAAGCCGTCAAGTTCTGCTAGTGGTTATATTCACGAATTAATTGCAGAGCGTCTTACAGGTGAATCCACCCCCTTCCATGTTACTGAATGGATGGAACGTGGGACTAAGTTAGAGCCAGAGGCTAGAGAGGCGTATGAGTTTATTACCGATAATGAGGTTATAGAAACTGGCTTTATTTTAGACCCTAGCTTTGAATTTGGCTGTTCACCTGATGGCCTAATTAATGGTGATGGCGGTTTGGAGATAAAATGTCCTGCGCCTAAAACGATGGTTAGCTATCTGGCAGATGAACAAGTTGGTGTTAAGAAATACTGGCAACAAATTCAAGGTTGTATGTGGATTACTAAACGTAAATGGTGGGACTTTTTTGCCTATCATCCAAAAATGCGGCACGTTCTTGTGCGCGTTAAACGCGATGAAGAATACATCGAAAAGTTAGCCGCTGAAGTTAATGCGGCTGTAAGTCAAATTTTAAACCAAGTGGAGAAGTTAAAATGATAGTAGGACTAAATGTAAGAATCAATGTGAGTAAGATTGATAAATCCAAGCTGTATAAAGGGGCTAA